CAAAGCTAGAGAGGGCCTGCGGTTACTCCGAGCAACCGCCGCAAGCGCCGGCACTGGTTTATCGGTCGATTACTCTGTTCGGCCAGTGTCATGACAGTTAAGCCGCTAGAAGAACCGCAAAGCGGCAGGGGAGGGAGGGCAGCGCGGATACACGCTGTTGGCAGGCCCCGGCGGATACCAGGCGCATCTGGTGAATCCCTGCCAAGTTCAGGAACTGCGTTAAACCTGAGCCATCACCGCCGGCAAGGCGCTCTGGTGAAAATTCTCAACCCTGCGTAGCGCATGGGCATAGGGAAGATGTATCCGCCCCTACCAGGAAGTAGATGGTCAGGGAGTGCAGAAGGTAACTCAGAGTTAGAGGGATACAACCGCACACGCGAGCCCTCTGATCTGGAAGGGGCGACCACTGATCGAGAGTTTGCCGACCGACGACCAGTGATCGCCAGACACAAAAAAGCCCGATCCACCTTTGGCGAGGCAACAGATCGGGCTCCAAGTGACGAGGTAATTATGGCACAGCAGCTACGACAGTACCAAGCACAAGCCTTGAGCGAGCTACGCCAGGGCATACGTTCAGGCGCAATGGCTCAAATGCTTATGGCTCCCACCGGATCAGGAAAGACCACAATCGCTTCGGCCATCAAACAGGGCGCGTGCGCCAAGGGCAAAAAGGCATTCTTCATTGTGGATTCGTTGGAGCTGGTTGATCAGGCCGCCAAGCGGTTCATGGATGACGGTATGTGGGTAGGTGTTATCCAGGGCGACCACATCATGACCAACTACGCAGCTCCGGTTCAGGTGGCCACGATTCAGACACTAGGCCGGCGCTGGCGCCAGATGCCGGACGAAATTCGCCCCGACCTGCTGATCATCGACGAGGCACACGTTCTGCACCAGGCGCACGAGGACATTATTCAGTGGTGCAAGGAGAAGCGGGTGCCGGTGATCGGCCTCAGTGCCACGCCTTTCCGCAAGGGTCTCGGCAAAATCTTTGACCGCCTGGTTGTCACCATCACCACGGGAGACCTGATGGACGCCGGCTACCTCTGCCGGGCCCGCTGCTACGCGCCAAACATTCCAGAACTGAAGGGCGTGAAAACCAATTCATCCGGCGACTGGGATGCGGACGCGGTTGCAGAGGTGATGGGTGAAAACGGCCTGATGGGCGACGTAATTGAGCAATGGCTCAAGCTGGCAGAAGGCCGTCAAACCATCGTCTTCGGAGCCAACGTGGCGCACTCCCGCGCCTTGTGTGACCGGTTCCGCCAGGTGGGTATTGCCGCCGCGCATATCGACGGCTACGACACCGACAAGGAAGGGCGCACAGAAACCATCAATGCCTTCCGTCGCGGCGAGATCAAGGTTCTGTGCAATGTGGCCGTTCTCACGAAGGGCTTTGACGCCCCGGAAACCGCCTGCGTTGTGCTGGCCAGGCCCACCAAGTCCCTGATGCTTCACATTCAGATGATTGGCCGCGGGCTGCGCACCGCTGAAGGCAAAAGCGACTGCATTATCATCGACCATGCGGGCAACTGCCTGCGCAACGGCCTACCTGATTCTCCGCTGCCCCAGGAGCTGCACGACGGCGAAAGCAGCCGCAACCTTGATCGCAAAGAGCGGGACAAGAAGGACCCCGTTGAAAAGCCGTGCGCCAGCTGCGGCCACGTGAGTACGAAACACGTTTGCCCGGCCTGCGGGTTCAAGCCGGAGGTTCGTCAGGACGTGGAAGTGGTCGAAGGCGAGTTGTACGAAATCACCAAGGACAACGCGCCGAAAGAGAAATGGAGTACGGAAGAATTGGCCAGCCTGTATGCCGAGCTGAAGGGTTACGCGGAGGCGAAAGGCATCAAGCCTGGCTGGGCTTATTTCAAGTGCCAGGAGTACGCTGGCCGCGCTCCTCGCAATACGAGGCAGATCAAGAGCAAAGCGCCAAGCCAGCAGACGCTGAACATTGTGCGCCACCTGAACATTAAGGCAGCCAAGCGCCGTGAAGCAGGGAGGGCTGCCGCATGAAGCTGCCCACTCGCGAAGTCGCAAAAGGAAAGTGGCACGCCATCCTGCCGGAGTTCGGTATTGACGCTCGCCACCTGGTAAACAAGCACGGCCCGTGCCCAGCCTGTGGCGGTAACGACAGGTTCCGATTTGATAACAAGGAAGGCACCGGCTCCTATATCTGCGGCCAGTGCGGTTCCGGCGATGGTTTCAAGCTGATCGAGGCGGTGACAGGTCAAGAGTTCTCGGAGATCGCCAAGCGCATCGACGAAATCTGCCAGAACACTGACATACAGGCTGAGCAGCCAAAGCGCCGGAAAGACCCGCGCAACGCCCTGAAGAATGTCGGCAAGCGTTTGCAGCGTATCGGGCAACACGATCCGGTCACGATGTACCTGAAAGGCCGGGGTATTCAGGGCATTGCCGGTTATGCGCTGCGACTCCACCCGAGCCTGGGGTATTATGAGCGCGACGAGTTCAACGAGCCCCGCCTGATCGGACAGTTTCCGGCGATGGTTGCCAAGATTGAAAACGCCGAAGGCAAAACCGAATCGTTCCACATTACCTACCTGACGCCTGAAGGCAAAAAAGCAGACGTTCGGGCCAGCAAGAAAATCCTAACACCCATCAGCAGCATCAACGGATGCGCAATTCGGCTGGCTCCGGTGGCTGAGCATATTGCCGTGACCGAAGGCATTGAAAACGCGCTTGCTGTCATGGAAGGGGAGGGCTTGCCCTGCTGGGCCTGCGTCAGTGCGCACGGTATCGAGACGTTCCAGCCGCCCGAGGGTATTAAGCAGGTAACGATCTACGCCGACAACGACGCCAGCTTTACCGGTCAGGCTGCCGCCTATGCGTTGGCCAAACGGCTGCACCGGGAAGGCTTCAAAGTATCAGTGTACGTCAGCGGCCAGGTAGGTGATGACTACCTCGATTGCCTGATCAAGTCTCGGAGGGCGGCAGCATGAACGAAGAAATCCTTTGCATCCTGCACGAACAAGGCCCGCGCTCAATCGATCAGCTGCACGCGATCATCCTCTGTGATCTTGATCTGCTGTGCGAATGCCTGGCGTTCCTGATCCTGACGCACCAGGTGTATTTGGAAGTTGATTCAACTGTCTGGTTTGCGCAGGAGGTTGCGGCATGAGAGTCCCAAGCAAAGAAACCAAGCTCGGAAAAGTCCTTCGCGCCATGCACAAGGCTGGCCCCATGACCGCTGGCGAAATCCGCCGCAAGGCAGGGCTTGCCTCAGATACCGCAGTCACTGCCCGGATTCGGGAGCTGCGCAACGACTACCGCTGCGAGATTCCCCCGGCCAAGCCCATCAAGCAACTGGATGGCTCGACCATCTACAAGTATGAGCTGAAGCGGGTGCCGGTTTGGATTCGGCTGGAGTTGACGAAAGAGCGCCGCAGGGGATGGGTGCCGGGGGTGGCGGCGTGACTACCTGCAACGTCCTTTCGATCAGTGGCGGAAAAGACTCTACGGCGATGATTACGCTTGCGCTTGAGCGCAACGTCGAAAACCCTGTTTTTGTTTTCGCTGACACCGGGCACGAGCACCCGGAGACTTATCGGTACGTTCAATACCTCGAGGATGCGCTGGGAATCACCATCCATAAGGTAAAGGCGGACTTTTCACAAAGGATCGAAGAAAAAAGACGATCTCTGATTAAGCAGCTGCTAGAGCTTGATAACGCTGGGCGCGGAAACCGTAGACTGAAGCAATACACCGCGCCAATGTTAGAGCGAATGATTGATGCATTGAGGCCTACCGGTAACCCGTTCTTGGATCTTTGCATCTGGAAAGGACGCTTCCCAAGCACTCGCGCCAGGTTCTGTAGCCAGGAGCTGAAGCACGAACCGCTTGATGCGTTTATGCGCCCACTGTTCAAGCAGTACAGCACGGTGATCAGTTGGCAGGGTGTTAGGGCTGATGAATCCCTGAATCGCCGGGATCTTCCGATGTATGACATTGAGATCGGAAGCTGGGAGCCAGAGCCGAAAGGCTGGCTGATCTACCGCCCAATCATTGACTGGACTGTGCAAGATGTTTTTGCTCAGCACCGAAAAGCCGGCATCCGGTGGAATCCGCTTTACGAATTCGGCATGGGGCGCGTTGGGTGCATGCCGTGCATTCACGCCAAGAAAGACGAGCTGCTATCAATCCATAGGGTATTCCCGTGGGTTATTGATCTGATTGCTGATTGGGAAGTTCTGGTCAGTGCTGCGAGCAAACGAGGATGCAGCACCCTTTTCCCTGCCGACACTATCCCAGGCAACTCAACTTCAATGGATGATATCCGCCTAGACACCCACGGAATTCGTGCTGTCGTCGAGTGGGCTAAGACCAGCCGTGGCGGGCGCCAATACGATCTGATCAACGCGATTGACATTACCGATGATCAGCCGAAATGCACCAGCGTCTACGGGTTGTGCGAATGAAAGAAAGAATCAACCAATGCGACGGCTGCCAACGCGGCCTACCCATCGAAACCAGCCGATTCGGCAGCAAGCTTCACCGGGATCAGGGCGGCGCCTTTGCCTGCACCTCTGGCCGCTATCGACTTGAACTTGAGCCCAAGAGCCGGGATACCTGGCACCAGCCTGAGAAGCGCGTAACTCAGAGTGCACCGTTTGTTTGTGGGGGTGGCCAGTGAAAGACATCAACGGAGTGGAAATCAAAGCCGGTGACCGTCTGCGCCATACAGGCCACGGCGGAATCTGCCGAGTCTGTGAGCCGGGCACCGATGGCCTGCTGTCCGGCCACAACAATCTGATCCTGATTCCCGAGGACATCCCGCACCGAAACGGCTTTGCCTGGGTGCTGAACGAGAAGCGGGCAGCGAAGGGCGAGGTGATTCGATGAACGCAGTAGATCATAAGCACGACTGCATAAACCGACCCGCTACCGGTAATTTTGGCTCATACCCAGCGCAGGACGGCTGGGAGGACGGCAAGCCAAAGATAGTGATGGTGCGGACCCCTTGGGAAAAGATCGCCTGTGGATACAGCGAGAGGGCGTCTGACGAGGGCTGCGTCGGGTGTAAGTGGAGGAATCAGTGATGACACCGGAAGAAAAGATACTCACAGCTCTGTCGGTTAAGGCGCTGTACCGCAAAGAGCTGGCCGAGATCATTGGCATGGATGACCTGAGAACCGTGGGCATCCTCAAGCGCATGAGAGAAGCCGGGGAAATTCGCGTGGACGGTTACGGCAAGTATGAGCGGGCTCACGGCGGTTATTGTCCTGATGGGTGGCCGGGAGGTGCAGCATGAGCGACACCCTAATCATCAACTCAGAAATCGCTCTCGCTCAAGCCCAGCGCAAACTGGCTGAAATGTGGCGCGAGAACAAGTACGTCGAGGTGGAGTTCCGGCGCAAGGCGAAGCAGCGGACGCTGACGCAGAACGCGGCGATGCACCTGTTTTTTGGCTGGCTGGCTGATGCGCTGAATGACGCGGGGTATGACATGCGCCGGACTCTGCGCAATGACATCGACATTCCGTGGACGCCTGCCGCCGTCAAGGAGCATTTGTGGCGCCCGATCCAGATCGCCATGACCGACAAGCGCAGCACGACCGAGATCACCACGGTTGAGCCGACAGAGATTCACGCGGTGCTTTCGCGGCACCTGGGGCAGAAGTTGGGCATTGCGTGTCCCGAATGGCCGAAACGGGAGGATAAGGCGGCATGAGCGATGACGGCGCAAGCATTTATTACCCGGTTTGCGGGCGAATGATCTATGCCAGCAACTTCTGGGAAGTCGCAGCGGGCGAGCATGACGGGTATCTGTTCATACACGACGAGGTTCCGCATGCAGACGACGATTTGAAAGCACTTGAATGGGGTGTGCAATGAAAGATTTCGAGACAAGCCTGATAGAAATAACCGTCCGCGGCGATGTTGGTTGCGGAAAAAGCGAAGTGCTTGAGGTGATTGCCGACGCTCTGAATGAGTTTTACAGGGACGGGAGCAAGGTCAAGGTTGCCGGGAAAGTCTGCAAGGGGGCGATTGAGTCAGCAAAGTTCACTAAACGGTCAGCAAAATTCAAGCCGACCGTTTTCGTGCTCTACGAAAAGATGCCCGGGCAGGATTGAAGCTTATGAACCGAGCCGACTTCAAGCGAATAATGAAAGCCCGAGTTCACACGCCGAGCATTGGTAGCGGTGAGACGCGCAAGCGGAACAAGCGGGCCGACAGTGCGGAGATCGAGCTGCTAACTCGGGACTTCCTGGCCAACGGCGGGCAGATCCAGGAGCTGGCGAGCGAGCAGCAACGGCCGTACCGGAGCCCGGCGTTTAACCCCGGCGATATTGGGGGTGAGGTGTGAAGAAGTGCCGCGAATGCCGAAAGCCCTTCAAGCCCTATAACACCCTGCAGGTGGCGTGCAGCCCCAAGTGCGCGCTGGCTATCGGGAAGAAAGAAGCGGTCAAGAAGGCAGAGCGGCAGGCGAAGCAGGCCAGGGCAGAGCGCCGGGAGTTCAACCGCCGGGATCTCAGCTGGCAGCACGAACAGTGCCGGCGCGTGTTTAACCGGATGCGAGTGCTCGAGGAAATGGAGTGGTTCCGGGAGCGCGGTATGGAGCCAGAGTGCATTTCCTGCGGCAAGACGCACATGGACTGGTGCTGCGGTCATTTCAAGACCGTTGGCGCGCAATCCAATCTCAGGTACGACCGAAGCAATACCTACCTGCAGTGTAACCGGTACTGCAACAGCGGGCTGAGCGGGAATATCGAGGGCAACAAGAATACCAGAGGCTACAAGAGCGGCCTGGTTGAGCGATTCGGCGAGCAAGAAGCCCGGCGCATCATCGACTACTGCGAATCGAACACAGCGCCGGCGAATTGGGACTGGCAGGAACTGGAGGCGCTGCGCAAGCAGTGGAATCAGCGGATACGGGAATTGGAGCGGGGGAGACTGGCGGCATGAGCAATGTAATCGATATCGACAGCATGAAGCCGCACTTGTCCGGCCCGGCAATCTGCACGGAGTGCGAACACGAGTGGCGGGCGGTAATGGTGAAAGAGCGCGACGCGGAGCTGCTGGAGTGCCCGAGCTGCCGAAAGTTTTACGGCGTTTTTCGTGGGCCTCAAGTGCCAGAAACGATGTGGCGCTGCAATTGCGGCAGCAACCTGTTTTATCTGACGCCTGACGGGCATCAATGCCGCAACTGCGGAGAGCTGTCTCTGGATTGGTGCAATGCATGAACCAACTAACCGCCATCGTCGCCGGCAAACGCTGCACCATGCTCACAGGTGAAAGCCTGGAAGAAGCCGCGCGCAGCTGCCGGGATCGGTTCGGTGAACGGTTTGAGGGATTTGAGCCTGTGCCCATCGAGGCCCAGGCGCGCATGAAGTGGAGCGAATACCGGGAAAAGCGCATTACCCGGGAGGAATTGGAAGCCTGGCTGAAAGAACAAACGGCGGAAGACGAGAAGCAGATTCGGGCGATGTACAACAGCATGAGGGGCGGGTGATGGCGAACCAGAAGCGAACGGACAACGACAAGGTGGCACGACAACAGGCGCAGCAGGTGGTTGACCTGTTTCTGGATGTGCTGTTGTCCAGGGATCGGGACGCAGGATGGGAAGGGGATAGCCTGATTGGCAAGCTGGTGGACTTCAAGGGCGAGTTGCCGCAGTCATCGGGATTCAGCGGATTCAGCAAGGTGTACGAGAACAGCAAGAAGTTGCGCGACTGGAGCGAGAGCCATGTGGCCGCCTGCATCCTGATGCGCGCCCTCAGTGATCGCCAGCGTGAGGCGTTGTGCTTTGATCGCGCCTACCGGGGCAAGACCAAGGTGGCCGTTGACCCGTTCACGCCCGAGGATCGCGTGGAAATCTACTGGTCTGATGATGCGTGCGCGCAGCAGCTGCGGTGCACGGTTAAGGCGTTCCAGAACCGAGTGCATGATGGGTACCGCAGCCTTGAAGAAATGCTGTGCCAGCGGATGGCCGCCTGACAAACAGAATGTTTGACAATTTCCGATTGGGCGATACACTGTCAGCTAATACGTAGAAATTCCCCCAGAGAAACCGCCCTCGAAAGAGTTGGCGGTTTTTTTGTGCCTGATCCAGATACAACGTGCGGCCTGGATGGCACAACCCATAGCCGCTCGGTGAGGTTGGCGCCCTCTTTGAGTTCAGTAGCCCAAATACCTGACGATCTGCAGCCAGCAGACCCCTGCCACCCTTGCGGTGGCTTTTTTATTTCAGGAGGCCAGCCCATGCGCCGACTCACTCAAATCATCGATGACTTGATTGAGCGCGAAGGCGCTTATGTCGATCACGCAGACGACAAGGGCGGCCCCACCATGTACGGCATCACCGAGAAGGTGGCGCGGCTGCATAAGTTCGACGGCCCTATGTCGCACATGCCGAAGACGCTGGCCGTTGCCATCTACAAGGATCAGTACTGGACCGCTCCGAACTTCGACCGGGTGGCCATGCTGAGCCAGAAGGTGGCCGAGGAACTGCTGGATACCGGCGTCAACATGGGCATTGTCTGGGCAGGCAAGTTCCTGCAGCGCAGCCTGAATGCACTAAACAGCCAGGGCACGCATTACAGTGACCTGGTGGTGGATGGTGTGATCGGTAACGGCACTCTGGGCGCGCTGAAAGACTACCTCGACCGTCGCCAGCACGAAGGCGAACGGGTACTGCTCAAGGCGCTGAACTGCCTGCAAGGCGCGCGCTACATCGAGATCGCGGAAGCCCGCGAGCGAAATGAATCCTTTGTGTTTGGCTGGTTTTCACACCGGGTCGGGCTGTAACGGAGCGCCTATGGGTATCGGCAGCTTTTTCGGAAAACTGTTCGGCACCGAAAAGGCGCTGGGCGGCATCGTGGACGGTGTGACCAACGGCCTTGATGCGCTGATCTACACCGACGAGGAAAGGGCCAAGGAGGCGGCGGCGGATCGCTCCGAAGCGCGGAAGATGGTCGTGCAGTGGATGGCGTCAACTCAGGGACAGAACCTGGCACGACGACTGATTGCGCTGGCCATTACTGGCACCTGGCTCGGCATGTACCTGCTATCGGTGCTTGCCGGCATGGTCGCTCTATTCGTTAACGACACGGGCTCGGTCACTGCTGGGAAGGTTCGCGCGATAGGTGAGATTGCCGACAGTGCCGCCGTGGATATGAACCCGGCGGTCATGCTGATTCTGGCCTTCTACTTCGCCGCTCCCCACATGGGTGACATCGCCAAGGCGGTCACCGGGCGCTTTACGCAGAGCGTGAATAAGGGGTGATGGTGAACTTGAAAGCCGCAATCGAGAACCTGCCCGTTTCTGCCGCACAACTAAAAGTCGAGACCGGTTCTACCGGAGTGTCCTACGTCTCGGGGTTGCTTGCCGCTTTCGGTGGCACCTGGACGAAAAACGAGATCCTGGCGGCCGGCGGTTTGATCTTTGTTGCGGCCACCTACTTCACCAGCCTGTATTTCCAGCGCCGGCGGGATCGCAGAGAGCAGGAGTTTCACGCGCTGCGGGTACAGACTGAAATGGCGGCGCGGAATCAGTCAGCAGACTGACCATAACCCAGCCGATAGCCCCAGTGTTCATGGACGCTGCGAACAAAGAAGTAATTTGCTTTGTCGATCAGTCTTGGCATCCGAGGCGGGGTTAGCCCGAATTCAAGCGCGGCAGCGCGAAGCTCGGCTTCCCAATGGCAAGGCTCAATCTGCCGGTGAATCTGCCTCAGTCTCACGATCAGGTTGATGCAGGTTTCATCCAGAGATTGTCCAAGCGACTTTTCAATGGCCGCGACAATCAGGGGATCAGACGGGTACCGGAATTCGAATTTTGGTTCGTAGTACTTTGCGTCTATCAACAGGCCTACCGGATCACGGCGGCCATCGGTGCCATAAATGGCGGGCCTTTTATCGGTACCGCCTAATGTGCTGCGGACTCCCTGGCACAGAAGGTGCCGCCACACATCGTTAAAGATTCGCTCCGTAAGACTCACGGCCAGCTCTCCTGATTTTGAGTTATCGCCAGGCGCAACATCGCCAAAACCTAATTTAAGCACATTTCAAGCCACCGCGTAGGCCGGTGTTTTGTATGGGAATGTGGATGACCACGGATGCGAGGCGTAAACAAACCTGACGCAGCCGCGTCACCAGCAGGGTTGTGATCAATGCCCACAAACATCGTCGTAGCCAATTTGACGCCCGAAACACGGATGGGTAACGAGTCGCCGAAGATCGCCACACGCTCCGACCTGCGCGACGGGGCGAGGGGGGATAGCGGAATCAGCAATCCGCCTGACGGCTCCTTTTCATTTGGTGACGCCACCCTTGGCGGAACCTATGAAAATGGCGTGCTAACCATCACGACTAATACGCTGAACTTTACAGCAAAGCAGAACGCCAACCCTTTGTGGTACGTCGATCCTGGCGCGGAAGGCGTTTTGACAGCCTCGCCCTTGTCCCGGCTCAAAGTGAATTTGTCAGATTTTGGCCCGGCTGAGCTCGATACCAATGTTGCTAATGGTCAGGCATCAGTGCGCTACACCCGCGTGGGTTCAGCGCCGGACTACAGAGCCGCCATACCTTTCGGCCCTGGTCGGGGTGACATTCTCACGAACCAGTACGGCGCTGGTGATCACATCATCGTTTTCAGCCGATATCGCCGCGACTTTGACGGCGCCGACGCCTATGCAAAGTGGCAACAACTGGCGCCATCGTCGGACGCCTGGAACATCAAGCGGTGGCGCTGGTGGTCAGCGCAAGATCCTCGCAATGATATCGTGTTCGCTTATGGACAAAGCTCATCAGAAGACGGGCGGCCGAGAATAACCCCTGAGCGAAGCATGGGAGGCACGTATCACTCAGATCCAGCGGGCGTGGACCTAGCTCTCTACGGTATGAAAAAGAATCAATGGGTCTCGGAGTTGGTCGAGCTCAGGCAAAGCAGCGGCTTTGATGTTGCTGATGGATTGGCTCGTCACATCGCGAACGGTCAAGAGTTTGTTTTCCCGAACGTGGTCACCAGAAATGATGACGGTGAAGATGGCGAATACACCCAGTTCGTGATCGAGCAGTGGCAATTTATTTACACTGACACCCCGTTCAGCCTGTGGCACGACTTCTTTTACTTGGACGATACGCCGCACGCCGTAATCATCACCGACAAGCCGAACTGGGGCGACCTGAATGCCGTTATTGACCCGGCAATCCCCTTGTCTTGGTCGAACTCTCAGATTGCCGCAAAGCCCAGAGCAACGCTCTCTGGCAAGTATCTCTACGTGAAGGACGGAAACGGCCAAATGCTTAACACCGTGGGAGTGCAACTCTAATGGCAATTTCTTGTGGTCGCTTGCCGATTGGCTCCTTGCCGGATGCCACATGGACAACTATCGACCTTAAAACGATTGAACCTGGCATTGCTGGCGCCAGTTTTGCGCTCATTGAAGTAAATGGAACCTCGCCTTATGGCTGCGGAAGCGGCGTTAGGGCGCCGGGCTCATCGGATCCTGCGGCAACCTTTGGCGCCATCAATGCGGATGACTGCAATTTCGTAATCCCTGTCAGGCTCGGCGCAAATGAGCAGCTGGAATTTTATGTCCAATACGACGCCCGAAAAGACTTCTACCTGCGGGGCTATGGCAGTGAAATTAACTGGATTACGCCGACAGAGTTGGCGACAGTATCGCCCAACGGTCAGTGGCATGTTTACGATCTAAGTGCGGTTTTGCCATCCCAAGCCGAGTTCGCTGTGGTGCGTAAAGGTGAGGGCACGGGCTTGTTTCGCGCAGTTGGTGAAACTCAGCCATTTGAAACGGTGCTGAACGGAGCGGATATATATCAATGCGACATCATCAAGCTGAATGCCGCAAAGGAGATTGAAGTATACATCCAGACCTCTTTGAATGCGCCAGAGGTCTTGGGATGGATTGGCGCTAATGAGTTTTTGTATCGAATGGACCCAGCGCCTCGCTCCCTGGCGGCTGCTGACACGTGGCAGGACTTCCCAGACTCCGATCCGGCTGTAGTGTTCGCTTATATGTCCGCCGCGCCAGCGGTTAGTGACGCGAACGACACTGGCGAGCATGCATACCGGGAGAACGGATCAACTGATGGCGCAAAGTGGAATCGCGCCGTCTCCAGTGCCCGGTCCTACGTCCTTACAAACAATGGACAAGTGGAGTTTATCTCGCGCGCAGCCCAGGGCAACTTCTGGTATCGGGGCGGCTTTGTTGCTGATGGCGGAATACCGCCGAGCCCGGCTGTCACCCTCGCCAACGACCTCCAGCCCGGCGCCAGCTTCACCCTGAACTACAGCAATTATGCCGCTGTACCGGTGAGCCCGGTCACCATCACTGACAGCAACAACAACAGCATCACCGTGCCGGTCACCATTAACGACAACGGCGACGGCACCGGTACCGCTACCGGCACCATGCCGAGCCTTCCAAGTTCAGGCACTGCACAGGGCCTGTTGTTCGGTAACGTCACTGTGGAGCTGGGCACCTGATGGCGATTGCGGCGGGTAACTACATTCCGGTAAGCGGCCGGCTGTTTCTCAGCCTGACCGGCTGGGCAGGCGATGCGTCGTTTGCCACCACTCCGGTGACCGGGGATCAGATCGAGTACCCGGACCCGCTGACGGTTGCCAATGATGGCGTAGTGACCGGTGCTGACGGCAACTACACGTTGCGGCATGTGCAGGCGAATGGCTCCACCGAGGCGGTCAGTTACCTGATCGGCTCCCCGGATGCGGTGGCACCGATCCTGTCCAACGTGACCGCCACCCGCAGCGCAGCCGATGCCATTGATGCCACGGTCGATACCGACGAGGCCAACGGCACGCTGTATGCGCTGATTTCAACGAACGCCACTGAGACCGCGCCGGAAATTATTGCCAGCGGCACCAGCCAGGCGGTGAGCGCCACAGGCACGCAATCGGTCAGCTTCACCGGCCTTGCGCTTGGTAACAGCTATTACGTCCATTTCGTGCACGTTGACTCATCCAGTAACCAGTCCAACGTATTGGTGTCGGCTGCGGTGGCCACGCGCCAGGTGGCGAGCGTGAGCGGCAATTACATTGTGGGCAGCAGTCGTGCGCTGGCAACCCTGGTTGAGCCCATTGAGCCGTACCTGTTCCAGAACTGGAGCCGCCAACCGGTGGCCGGGGAGCAGTTGATTACCCAGAGTTCCGCCGGCGCCTTCGACCAGTACGGCAACTTCGCCACCGATCTGGAGGCGGTGATTCCGGTTCGATTCGTTGCCCTGGACGGCACGACTTATTACCTGACCATTGATACTACCGGCCTTGCGGGTGCGCAGGACACCAAGCCTGCTGCGTTCGCCTTCAATGCGCTGACCGGTGTTGCCCGGGACCTGTACCAGACTTCCAACGTGATCACGGTCACTGAGGTGGATGCAGGCATTGATATTCCGGTATCGGTGGAAAATGGCGAATATTCGGTGTCTACCGATGCTGGTGCTAATTGGGGTTTGTGGACAACCGACCCCGGCAACGTGCGCCTGAACCACCAGATCCGCGTGCGCCACAGGTCGGCCAGCACCTACGGCACCACCAAGACCACAACACTGACGCTCGGCCCGACTGGCAACAGTCAGAGCGGAGCATTCAGCACCACCACCCTGGCCGATACCGTCAAGCCGACCATTTCGCTGATTGGCGGCAACATTGAACTGGTGCAGGGCACACCGTATTCAGAGCCCGGTTACACCGCGAGCGACAACGCAGACGGCGATTTGACCCTGCAGGTGCAGGTCACCGGCTCGATCAACGAGAACCAGCTGGGTGAGCAGACCTTGACCTATTACGTCGAGGATGCGGCCGGTAACAGCACCAGCACCACCCGAACTGTGACGGTGGTTGAGTTTGTGCCGGACGACACGACTGCGCCGGTGATCTCGCTGACCGGCGGCAACCTGACGTTGACCGTTGGCGATACCTGGTCTGAGCCAGGATACACCGCCACGGATAACGTGGATGGTGACCTGACCGCCCAGGTGGTGGCAACAGGCTCCGTGGATACCTCCAAGGCCGGCAGTTACCCGATCACCTACACCGTGTCGGACAGCACTGGCAACACCGGTACCGCCACCCGAATCGTGACGGTTCTGCCGGCTACCAATTACCCGTTTGATAACCCGGCGCCGGTACGCCGCACCGCCGTGGTTCGCCGCCCCGTTATGCCGTCTGACTTTGCCAAGACGTTCGTGCTGCAAGCGGGCGAGGTGATGGATTTCGATTTCGACCTGACCGACTGGCTGGCACTGGAAGGTGACGACATCGCCCAGGGCTCCTGGGTGGCCACCGAAGGCTCCGAGTCTCTGGATGTGGTCGCCATTGGCCAGGTTACCGGCCAGGACCGCGTGAAGGTCTGGCTGCGTGCCAACCCGATGGAAGAAGGCGAGGCGGTGCCGCTGCAACTGCAAATCACCACGACCGGCTACCGAACCGCCGTGTTCCAGATTCTGATGATTTTGATTGACCGGATGCACTGATGGCCCTTGCTGAGAACCCGAGAGAATCCACCAAAGCCAAGTTGCGGGAGTTCGCAGACCTGTATCGTGGTGGCCCGGATGAAGTGCGTGGGGATGCTGCCAAGTGTTACGGCGCCCTGCACCCGCGCGCCAGCAAGAAGGTGTGCGAGGCCATGGGGTGCGAGTATTTCAATCACCCGTATACCAAGGCCTACCTGCAAGAGAAAACCGACGCGGTGGCCGAAGAAGCCGATGTCACGCAGGGCCGGGTGCTGAAAGAGATTGCCCGCATTGGTCTGTTTGATGCCCGCCGGCTGTTCAATAACAAGGGGATTCCGATTCCGATTCAGGAACTGGACGACGATGTGGCCGCTGTTATTGCTGGTATCAAGGTGCGCCAGACACCCATCGGTGAGGACGGCGAACTGGCGACCATTACCGAGTACAAGATTGCGGACAAGAACAGCGCCCTGGAAAAGCTGATGAAGCACCTGGGCGGGTATGAGAAGGACAACGCCCAGAAGGCCAAAACCCTCGCAGAATTGATTGCCGAGGTGCGTGGCCAGTAATGAACCGCGCCGCCGAGGTCAGATTGGGGGAAGCCTATCTGATCGCCCTGGAGCAAGGAGAGCTCACGGAAAAGGCGCATCTGGTTGAAGCTCTGGCCATCAAGTGGTTCAGGATTAACACCCTGTACTACATCAAGGACAAGCACGGGAAGAAGATCAAGTTTCGCCCGAATCAGGCGCAGCGCGACCGGTACATCAACGGCCATTCCCGAAACATCATCCTGAAAGCGCGTCAGCTCGGGTTCACCACCTTTGAAATGATCGACGCCCTGGATGATTGCCTGTTCATCGAAAACTACGCCGCGGGCTGTATCTGTCACAAGCTTGACGACGCTCAGGACATTTTCCGGAACAAAATCACCTTTGCCTACGAGAATATTCCGGAGGCGTGGCTGGGCATCTTTGAGCGCATTGGCCTGCACCTGCCGAGGCCGGCCAGCGACAAGACCGGATCCGGCGCCTACGTGTTCGACAACGGCTCCAGCATCAAGGTCAGCACCAGTTACCGGGGCGGCACCTTGCAACGGCTACATGTCTCGGAGTTCGGGAAGATCTGCAAACAGTTCCCGCACAAGGCGCAAGAGATTGTTACCGGTGCTTTTGAGGCGGTCGGTCTGGGCAATCAGATCACCCTGGAGTCTACCGCCGAGGGCCGGGAAGGGTACTTTTTCGATTACTGCCAGCACGCCCAGCACCTGCAGGAATTGCAGCGGCCGCTGACCGATCTGGATTTTCAGTTTCATTTCTTTCCGTGGTGGCAGGAGCCTGCTTACACCATGGACCCGGCCACGGTCATGGTGCCGATTCGGCTGCAGGAGTATTTCGAGGATCTGCAGACCAAACACAGCATTACGACCACGCCCGGGCAGCAGGCCTGGTATGCGAAAAAAGCCCAGGTTCTGCAGGACGACATGCAGCGCGAGTATCCATCCACGCCGGATGAGGCGTTTGCTCAGTCTGTCGAGGGCGCGTACTACGCCACCCAGATGCGGTTCCTGCGCAAGAACAAGCGCCTGACCACGGAAGTGCAGGTTAACCCGAGCCTGCCGGTGTTTACCGGCTGGGATCTAGGCATGAATGACACCATGGCCATCTGGTTCGCCCAGATCGTCGGCCGGGAAGTTCACCTGGTGGATTACCTGGAAGGCGAAGGCGAAGGCATTGAGTACTACGCCGATCAGCTGAACAAAAAGGGCTATCGCTACGGCGGGCACTTCGGTCCGCACGATCTGGCTGTGCGAGAGCTCGGTACCGGGCTTTCCCGCTCTGATGTCGCCAAACAATTCGGCATCCGGTTTGAAACCATCCCTCGAATCAGCAACCACGCCGAGGGCGTGCAGGCCGTGCGCCAGTTTCTCCCATCCTGCTGGATCAATGAGCAGGCCTGCGAGGAAGGCGTGAAGTGCCTTGATAACTACCGCAAGGAATGGGACGAGAAGCGAGGCGTTTACAAAGACCGACCCCGACACGACTGGGCCTCTCACGGTGCCAAGGCGCTGGAGACGCTGGCCCGGGCTGACATATTCAAGCGCAGCGTGCGCAGCGATTTTGCCAAAAGCCGCCCAGCCGCCCGTCGCGGAAGCTGGGCCGCACACACCTAGAGGTATTCATGGCCATTCTCGAATCGAACAAGCCGGTCACTTTGACGCAACGGGAAGTGGCGGTGATGGTAGCGCAGGCGATTGCCAAAACTGGGCTGCCGGTGCCCAGCGGCCAATATCGCAACGATGTGGATCACATCCAGATTGACCCGATCATCATCGAGAAGCGCGTAACGCAGCCCAAGCCTGGCGTGCGCCTGCAGTTTATGACCGAAGCCCGGTTCGGCGTGGCATTTAACGTGAACCTGGAAGATTTCGAAAAGGATCCTGTTGGCACCCTGAAAGACTTGTTTGACCACCTGTACCCGATGCTGCGCAACGGCCAGAAGATGCGCCATAACAAGCGCCTTCTGGATGCCGCCATGTACGACATTCTGACCCGGGAGACGGCAGCCAATGGCTAGTTTGGGCCTTCTGCAGTATCGATCTGCTGCTGACCTTCGCGCCGTTGATGAGCAAGAAGCACAACGGCTACAGGATGAACAGGAGCGCCGCCGTGCGTTGCTGGAGAGCTCTCTGGGCTCGCACATCCATCGGTGCTGGGAGGAAGCCAAGATGGCTAAACAGGAGGTGGAGCGCCGCCTGCTGGACTGCCTGAGACGACGCAAGGGCGAGTACTCCCCGGAAAAGTTGGCCGCGATTCAGCAAGAAGGCGGCAGCGCCATTTTCATGATGCTGACCACCACCAAGTGCCGGGCGGCCTCGTCATGGATTCGTGACATTCTCATGCCCGCCAACGAGCGTCCGTGGGGGCTGGAGCCGACACCGATCGCCAGCGTTCCCCCTGAGTTTTTGCGCCCGGTATTCCGTCAGTTCATTCAGCAAGCCGCCATGCAGGCCGAACAGACTGGCCAGCCACTGGATCCGCAAGCGGTGATGAAAGCCGCCGAGGATCATGTGCGCCGTGCTGCGCAGGAAATGGCCGAGGAAGCCGCCGAGCGGCACCAGGAGTTGATTGAAGACCAGTTGAGCGAGGGTAACTGGGATAACGCACTGGCAGACTTCATTGAGGATTTTGCTACCTACCCGAACGCCATTATTCGCGGCCACAACCTGCGTAACGTTTCCGCACTGGCGTGGATGCAGGGATGGAAGCCGGTCAAGACAAAAGAAATTCGCCCGGACTGGTACCGGGTAAGCCCCTTTGACCTGTACCCGAGCCCGGATGCGGTCAGCATTGATGACGGCGCGTACATCATCGAGCGGTGCCGGTTTACCCGGGGCCAGTTGAACAGACTGATTGGAGCGCCTGGGTACAACGAAGAAGCCATCCGCAACGTGCTTCAGGAGCACGGCCAGAGCGGTCTGCGCAATTGGTTGTGGACGGACGGCGAACGCGCGGAACTGGAAGGGCGCGGCCATGAATGGCTGACCAAGGGCCAGACTATCGATGCGCTGATCTACTGCGGCGGCGCGCAAGGTATCAGCCTGCTGCAGTGGGGCGTAAACCCGGACGACATCGAAGACCCGCTGGCCGAGTACGAGGTGGAAGCCACGCTGATTGGTCGTCACGTTATCCGCGTGAAGATCAACCGTGATCCCCTGGAGCGCCGCCCGTACCACACGGCGAGCTTCCAGCCGGTGCCGGGCTCATTCTGGGGCCAAGGCATTCCCGAGCTAATGGCAGACGTTCAGGACGTGTGTAACGCCACCGCCCGCAGCCTGGTGAATAACTTGGCAATTTCCTCCGGCCCGCAGGTGGAAGTGTACGAGGAACGGCTGGACGCCACGGAAGACCCGACGAACATGTATCCGTGGAAGGTCTGGCGCACGAAGGATTCCGCCGTTACCGGCAACAATCCGGCGGTGCGATTCTTCCAGCCAACCAGCAACGCTGCTGAGTTGCTGACGGTTTATGAGCAGTTTGAGCGCCGGGCCGACGATGCGACCAATATTCCCCGCTACGCCTACGGTAATGAGCGCGTGGGCGGTGCTGGTCAGACAGCCAGCGGCCTGTCCATGCTCATGGAAAGTGCCAACAAGGGCATCAAGGACGCCATTCGCCACATTGACCGGGGCGTGATTCGCCGTGTGATCGAGGCTCTGTGGCTGCACAACATGCAGTACAGCGACGACAACAGCATCAAGGGCGATGTGTCGGTAGTGCCTCGCGGCTCCAGCGCCATGCTGATTCGTGAGCAGACGCACCAGATGCGCGCCGAGTTCTTGGCAATGACTGCGAACCCGATTGATATGGGCATTATCGGTCAAGAGGGCCGCCGCGACCTGCTGGCCGCTGTGGCTGAGAAGTTGGACCTGCCCGGCCTGATCCCCTCTGAGGACAAGATGCGCGAGAACCTGGCCTCTCAGCAGGAGCAGGGGCAGATGATGCAGAAGCTCGAGCAAATGATTAAGCAGGCCGAAGCGCAGGAGAAAATGGCCAAGGCCGCCAAGAGTGAGGCCGAAGTGGCCGAGACTCAGGCGGATGCCCAGCGAACCCAGACTTTGACCCCGCTGGAAGCCCGTAAGTTGCTCGCAGAAATCCTCAACATGGTGAAACCCGATGAACGAACAGGACTGGAAGGCCCTGGCCAGACTGGCCGCAACCCCGGATGGCAAGCATCTGCTGGCTATTCTCCGGCGCCGCAGAGAGGTCTGCAGAGACCGTCTTGAGCAAGCCAGCCCTGACAATTTTGGTATCGAGCAGGGTGGCGCCAAGGCCTACAAGGATATGATGGAGTTGATCGAAAAAGCCCCCGAGACTGTCAAAACACGATTTAGCTAACACCGCCCGGAAACGGGCCTCACAACAAAGCCGCTTCACCAGCAATGGGAGGCGGCTTTTTTGTGGGCGAACGCTCAGCACCAGCGGCCACTGGTTGCTGAATCCGTGATCCCGAATCGTGAACCCCGGCACTTGCCGGCTCACCGCGCAGATAAGCGCACAAGGAGTTGAAATGTCACTACCCCGTTCCGTCCAGAAGCAAGCCGATGAGGCGAAAGCGCACTTTGATGCCCTCCAGAATCCCGCGCCAGCGGCTCCGGAAGCGGAAGAAAAGACGCCTGATGCAACGGACACTGCCGCGCAACCCGCTGACACCCAGCCGAAACCCGAAGACAACGAGCACTCCCAAGGCAGCGACGAAACGCCGGGCGATCAGCCTAAGCGTTCCGAGACCTACTGGGAACACCGCTTCAACGTCATGAGTGGGAAGTACGCCGCCGAGGTGCCCGCGCTGCGTCGAGAAGTCAGCGAACTGAAAGGTCAGCTCGAAGCGAAAGGCCGCGAGATCGATGCGCTGAAGCAGGCATCCAATCCAGCCAACAACCCTGGCGGCTTGACCGACGAGCAGATCCAGAAAGGCAAGGAAGAATTTGGCGAGGATTTTGTGCTGTTCGTTCAGAAGATGATCGACAGCAAGGCCGTTCCGGCAACCGACGACTCCAAGGTTCGACAGCTTGAAGACCAGCTGAACGAGATCAAGGAGCGTGATCGGCAAAAGGCCCAGGCAACGTTCTGGACCGTGCTGACAGAATTGGTGCCCGACTGGAAGCAGATCAACGCCGATCAGGCCTTCCACGCCTTCCTGACCCAGTTTGACTCGCAGACCGGAAAGCAACGCCAGCAAACCCTGGCGGATGCGCAACAGGCACTGGATGCAGACGGCGTAGCCGCCGTGTTCAACGACTTCAAAAAACAACAGCCGGCTCCCAAGCCGCGCATTCCCGACGACCAAGTAGACCCCCAAACCAGCCGTGCGACCGAGACCCCACAGGGGCAGACGGTCTGGACGGACGGGGAAATCAAGAAGTTCTACAAGGATGCGGCCGCCGGGAAATACAGCGCGAGCGAGCGGGAGCGGCTGGAAGCCGACATTTTTGCCGCACTGAATGAGGGGCGCGTTCGATAACCGCCCCCTTCTCGCGGTTCCCGATCCCGAGAGGTAATTATCATGGCAGGTCCAACTCGTGCCGCAGGGCACCCGAATTACTCCAGCACCAGCACCCCCGGCTTTATCCCCTCCGTATGGAGCGGAAAGCTGGTCGAAAAGCTGTACGCCCACACCTACTACGCCGAAATCGCCAACACCGATTAATCGTGGTCGGTGTAAAATCTGGTGAATTGCTGGAACCCTGAAACGGGAATCAGCAGCCAAGCCCAAACGGACTTGGGAAGGTTCAGAGACTAGGGACGCATTTCATACCTCATGGCCTTAGTGCCACGAAATAGGTGCTGCAATGAATAGCGAAAAGCGAGGCGTCATCATTGGGATGGCGCTTGGTGACGGGCATATCCAGGTCCGTCAGCGACTCGGGCAAGGCAAGTATCCTTACGAATCCCGCACAATGAGGGTTCTGCACGGTGAAAGCCAAAGGCTCTATGTTGAGTGGAAGGCCAAGCGTTTAGGATGGGCGCTAGGCGGAAGGCAGATCAATGTCACCAAGGTTAAGAATGGACCGGGGGGCAGGTACAGTGCGTATCAGTTCGGAGTCAGTCATCCGTACTTTGGTCAGGTCAAGCGCTGGCTGTACCCGGGAGGCCAAAAGCGCCTTTCTGGTCAGGTGCTTGACATGCTTACACCTGAAGGCATTGCCATTTGGTACATGGATGATGGTCATGCCAGGCGAAACACCAACAAAGATGGACGAGTAACCTCGGTCGCTACCAACATTGCAACGATGTGCTCAGAAGAAGAGGTGGAGCAGGTAATACAGTGGTTTATTGAAAATCACGGAATTGCCTTCAAGAAGCGCTGCAAGAAAACTTGCAGCCCCGGGAGTCAATTCTTCATTGAAGCGAACACCGAAGAAAGCAAAAAGTTCGGTCGTTTAATTGAGGAATACATCCCGGAACCAATGCTCTACAAACTGAGCCACCTATCAGACATGCGTTCCCACGAGTGCCAGACACCCGTTGGCGAGTGCAGAGAATGCAATTCCGTGATCTACGAAAAAAGGCGCGGAGGCCTCTGCACAGCCTGTTACTCGCGAGAGTATTACAGGAATGTTCGCCGGCATGCGGATGGAAGGAAGCCTCACGGCTCCCGCGCTGGGTGATGATATAGTCCGAACTGTCGGGAAATGAACCGGCAGAACCAGGGGATAAAGAGCCCTTGGGGTAACACGCCTGTACGAAGGCGAGATCAAGCAGCAGGGTGACACCGTACAGATCCGTACCACCCCGTCCATCACCATCCGTGACTACGAGATCGGCGGCGGCCTCAACTACGAGAAGCCGACTTCCGACAAGGTAGAGCTGCAGATTGACCAGGCGAAATACTTTGCCTTTGAGGTCAACGATGTGGACGCCTACCAGTCCGACATCAAGCTGATGGACAACTGGTCTGACGATGGTGGTCAACAAATGTCCATCCAGATCGACACCGACGTGAACGCCTACGCGTACACCGAGGCGGCGGCAGAGAATGCCGGCGCAGCCGCTGGTGCCAAATCTGGATCCATCAACCTGGGCGCCGCCGGCGCGCCGGTAGCCGTCACCAAGGCCAACATCATGGATGTGATTGTTGATGCCGGCGTGGCACTGGACGAGCAGAACTGCCCGAACACCGGGCGGTACATCGTTATCCCGGCGTGGATGAACGGCATGCTCAAGAAGTCTGATCTGCGCGACGCCAGCGCCATGGGTGACGCGACCAGCGTTTACCGCAATGGCAAGGTGGGCGAGTTGGATCGCTTCACCGTGTACGTGTCCAACAACCTGAGCACGGTTGTTGATGGCACCACCACCCGTCCGGCCACCAACGTGATCTTTGGTCACAAGAAGGCTCTGACCTTCGCCAGCCAGATGACCAACATGGAAACGCTGCCGAACCCCAACGACTTCGGCAAGCTGATCCGTGGCCTGAACGTCTATGGCCGCAAGGTCATCGACCCGAACGCCATCGGCCACCTGTACGCCGAGCGCGGCTAAACCCACCTGAGAACCGCCCTACGGGGCGGTTTTCTTGTTCCTAACGGAGTAATCCAATGGACATGACGGTACTGATCGACAAGATCACCAAGGCCCGGACCAAGGACGATCTGGAGGCGCTGGGCATTGAGCACTTGGATATCAATGTGGACAAGCGCGAAAACAAGGAGGTGATTCGTGCCAAGTTGCTGGGCTATGCCGAAGACCGCT